TACGCGATATTCGCACCGTTGTCCGTGCAAACAGTGACGATGTTTGGGAACTGACGGATCGAAAACTGGAATCTGGACTGCGGGAGTACTTTGCAGGTCGTGAAGATGACGGATTATCTGCGTAAGTAAACAATGAACCAGAACCCAGTGATTCCGGTTCCTGTCGAGTTTCAGGGTGAACTGCTTCCCAATTTTACCGTGAATGTTCAAAAAGGTCCACCTGTTCTAGGTTACGGAGTCATAGCTAACTATGACGCTGCGGTGAGGGCAGAAGTTGCAAAGGAGTATGTTATTCCGCCTGGCACACCCATTTCGCTGGGTAGAATCGTTCTGGATGCGAATGGTATTGCGAATAAGGCGATCTATCGCGCATTTTCTGTGGGCGATAGACGGATCGACGTGATCAAACTCGAGAAAAAGGACAATCCGGGGGATCCGATGGAGGTTGATGGTGGTCGGAAGATGCGGCGTCGCAAGACCCGCAAGACTCGCAAGACTCGCAAGACCCGCAAGACCCGGACCTACCGGTACTTGAAGGGATAATCCGTGCACACTCCGTAGCCGTCGATGAACGGTGCTGAACCGGCGCGTTCCGGCATGACCTGGATCATTTCGTAATGAGGAGGGGATCCGACATTTCCCCAGATGAAGCCCCGACTCGTCAAGGTATACGTGTCCTTGTCGTGGAAAAAGCAATTGAACTCGTTCTTGAGGGCAACGAGTGTATCAATGTCCTTGCAGTGGATCCACAGCGAATGCTTGTACTGCAGTAGAAAGTGGAGTGTCACATGTGTTTCCGGACCGTCGTGACCAAGCCAGAATTTCTCCTGCACCATCCACACATCGATTTCGACATCAAACCCCTTGCTGATTGCCTCAATGATAGTTGCGGGTTTGTTCTCGGTTGCGCGATTCGGCCCATGCAAGTTTCCACGATGCGCAATAATCTTCATTTACAATTTGCAAGTAGATTAGTAGTAAGATGCTTACGATTGTAATTCCCATGGCAGGTAATGGAAGTCGGTTTGCTGTGGCGGGATACCGGGATCCCAAGCCTCTCATTCCCGTGGATGGTAAGCCCATGATCCAGTGGGTGGTAGAGAACCTTTGGGTTTCGGATGCGCGGTTTGTCTTTATCATTCGCGCCGACTACCCTCCGTCGTGCCGCGATTTCCTGTACCAGATCGCCCCCGGATGTACGGTGATCACAGTGGACAAGGTGACCGAGGGTGCGGCGTGCACGGTTCTTCTGGCAAGGGATCTCATCAACAATGATCAGCCCTTGCTGATTGCCAATAGCGACCAGTACCTTGACGGGTTTGATGCGAGTACGTTTATCAAGCTGAATGGGGCAGATGGTAAGATCTCGACCTTTGACGGCGGACGTCACCCCAAGTGGTCCTATGCAAAGGTGGAGAATGGCCTTGTGACCGAGGTCCGCGAGAAGGATCCGTTTTCCGACCACGCCACGACGGGTATTTACCTGTGGGCCCGGGGGTCGGACTTTGTGCAGAGTGCCGAGCAGATGATTGCCAAGAACATCCGTGTGAATAACGAGTTCTACACTGTGCCGTCGTACAATGAGGCCATCCAGGCCGGATTGAAGATTACGATCGAGCCATGCAAAAAGATGTGGGGTCTCGGCGTCCCCGAAGATCTCCAAGTCTTTCTCAAGCACCTCGCGTTGCAGGACCGTCGCCTCGAGAAGGAGACGAGCTGGTAACTTACAGATTAATTTCTGTGTACTACTCATACTGCTCGCTTAATGGTGAAACATTTAGCGACGCTGGTTTATCAAGCAGTTCGTGTGCAACAGGTGATTTCTGCGGCCATCTTGAGAATCCAGCACGGGTTTCTACCCGAACAAAATATTCGTGAATTGCGTATACAGCTCAAGGAATTCCAAACAATTGTCGAAGCAATGGAGCTCACCGAAGCTCGAACGCAAACTCGTCAGACACTAAAGTAGGCTCATGCAGTCTCTCAATCTCTTGCATAATAAACTTGCCCTGATCAGGCACAATCTCTAGTAGCAGACGCGCCAACTCCTTCTTGGAGAGTGTCCAACCCCGCTTCCACTGGGTAGGACGTTTAACGGTGAGAACCATCTGTGAAGTGCGAAGCTCGATCTTGTTTGGAAGATCCGGATTGGAACGGTACACGGCTGTGAGATCTGTCTCGAGACCATCGCGCTCCTTGCGAAGTTGAGCGGCAACTGCATTTGTCTCGGCGAGACGACGGGTGACATCAACAAGGCGAGAAAGAGGGGTCGTAAGGGTCTCCATTGAGTTTGCATTCCCTACGAATCCGCAGTTCCGTTTTTAACCTCGGTAACAAACAATGTCGGTGGATAAAGCCGAAGTCGAACGTCTCCGTACGGTCTACAATAAAGAACATCCCTCTGAACCACCTGTTCCACGTGGATCGACGGAAGCCGTGTGGGGAGACCTTCGGAGCCGATTTCATTCTCAATGCAAGTCTGGAGCACCTGCATGCGTGATTACGTCAATGCTCTCCAAGGCCAAGGCGCCAAAAGATTGGGCAGAGAATCGTCACGAATGGTTGTCATCGGACGACATTGACGCTGTGGAAAACAAGTACGAGAAGCTGTTTGAAGATTACTACTTTATCGGGTGCGTGCCCATCGACTTTGATTTGAAATCCGACACGTCCAAATGTTTAGTATCAACACTGTGTTCCCTGAAGCTCGATAAACTGTATGCCAAAGGGTACCATCGCATCGGGATTGTGATCAATACAGATGTCCACGACGGTCCGGGGGAACACTGGGTTGCAGTATACTGCGACATGCGTCCCGAGCTCGAGTATCCGCGTGTGACGTACTTTGACTCCTATGCCATGCATCCAGAACCGCAAATCCGTGTCCTCATGAACCGCTGGAAAGAACAGGCTGATGCCATGCACATTCACCCGCATCAGATGCACATGACGTACAATACGACTCGGCATCAACGCAAGGAGTCGGAATGCGGTATGTACTGTCTGTACTTTCATCTTTGCTGTTTGAATGAAGTGTCGATGGATAAACGTGTCCCCGACGAAGTGGTCAATGCGTTTAGGGATACCTTGTTCAAGATCCCTAGAAAGTAAATGTACGGGCGCGAGGTGCTTGAAAAGGCGGTTGAATGGCATCCGGAATCCAGGGCGGCACGTGTGCTTCTCGACAACTTCCACCACTTTGTAGCACTTGGACCTTCATTTCATCCCGGATGTGGAAGTTACATGATGAACGGGCAGGAGTATACATACCAACTCGAAACCCTGCGGAAACAGGAAGCACTGTTTCGTGCCGGCGAACGTGCGCGTCATGTTCTCGAAGTTGGGGTCTACCTTGGCCATTCGCTGCTGATTTTGTTATGCTCAAATCCGGATCTTCAGATCACATGCATTGACAATGACCCTCAATTTTCTCCATCCGCAGTAGAGTACCTGAATCTGCACTTTGAAAACCGCGTTACCTTTATTCTCGGCGATGCGATTTCGGTACTCGAATCCCTTCCTGCCAAGACGTTTGATATGATCCATATTGATGCTGACCATCTACGTCCAGCTGTCTCGGCACAGTTTTACCGATCAATTCCTCTTGCAAGGCCCGGTGCCACACTTGTATTTGACGATTACGAGGCTACGAAAGTCCTCATTGATTCGTGGATCTCGAGGGGAATCCTTCTGCATGTCACAACACCGTGGTGTTTATGGACGAATATTGTCACGCAATTGACATAATGGATACTCTTCCCGCTATCCTTGCATTAGGGTTGGCCGCGTACATCCTGTCGGACGAGATTCGATCAAAGATGGGTGGAGACGAACCAACACATTCCGGACGGTTATGCGACTACCGTTGCCCCGGTGTGGTCTTCAAACCGATTTCTGCGGCCCTGGCAAGAGGTGTTCGGTTACTTGAAGTGCATATTGCCCCGGACCCGTCTGGCGAACCTTTGGTCATGAAACGCATCGATGATGAATATGATGGCGATAGTTTCGAGTCCGTGTGTGTCACTCTGGTTAATGAGGCGTTTCCCAGTGAGTATCCCTTGATCCTGTCAATTGTGCCACACACGGATTCAACTGTGACCTTGAACCGCGTGGCGTACCACCTTAAGACCACCTTGCATCGTCAGATTCTGGAAACACAAGAGTCCGTTGATCAAATGCTTCTTGGCCAATTGGCGAACAAGCTCGTGATTGTTGCGGGACCTGAAGTGCGTGGATCCAATCTTGAGAAACTCGTCTCCTTGTCGTGGGGATCGAGTGCCTTGCGTCGTCTCGAATACTCCCAGGCTGTTCATCCTCGTGATCCCGAAGAGCTCCGTGCGTACAATCGCGACCACATTACGTTGGTGGGTCCGACGCGCGTGTACCCGGATGCGCCTCTGTCCGTGTACACGTACGGCTGTCAGTGGAATCTATTTGGAACTGGTTCAGGATTTGAAGCTGTTCCTTGAAGTGTGCAACCAGGGCTCGCAATCGCTCCAATTCTGCAACAAGTGTGGCGCGTTCAGATTCTTCGCGAGCTAAAAGAGTGTGTAAAAAGCTCGGCATGAAAAGTATTCTACGCGTATCAATAAATGGCAAACAAGTGGCTCATGCACGTTAAGAAGACAATGAAGACGATGAAGGCCAAGGGCACCTACAAGAAGGGTGAGGGCCTGAAGCAGGTGATCAAGGCGGCCAAGGCGACGTACCACAAGGGTCACAAGGGCGGTGCCGACGAGGATGAGAAGGAGGAGGAGGAGGACAAGAAGGAGGATGAGGCGGAGGAGGAGGACAAGAAGGCTTCGGCCCTCTTCGATGGCGGTCGTCGTCGCCGCACCCGCCGCCGCACTCGCCGTCACCACTGAAACGCCACAAACATAAAGTAAACTGCAAGGCTCGCCATCGCGAGCATATACAAGCCTAAAAAGTAATCAGCCTCTGGTGAGCGATTCGCCTCGTCTTTTTCATGTCTCGAGCTTTCGTGCCATTTCGGCAGGTACGCCCGTGATAGGTCCGTTTGGAACATCCGCTCTTATAATACGCTACATGATGCGCATATCCCTTAAATGACGGTAAGGAAGCCCGGAATTTGCGGGACAACATCTTCAGCAAGCCGTACACCCACCGCATGTACGCTTCCCGCGACCCTAGCTGCAGGGGATGGGCAATCAGGTAGTCTTCGAATGGTTCGTATGGATACACTTTTGCCAAGGCTGAAAAGAACTTGATTTGCGTATGTTTCCATTCATCCGTCAAGTCATCCGGGTAATTCCGAGATATGGCAAACAAAAAGTCACGTCCCGGAACCACATGCGGCCGGTGGGCACGCATCGTTTCGTACCGGTGCTTGATTTCTTCAAAGGACGGATCGGGGCCGGGGTCTGGGACTTTCGGATCATCGTGGCATTGAGTCCGCAGCTTGTTGTTCACTTTATTATGCAATTCGTACAACCAATGAGCAGGGTCTCCTTTTAGCGGGTGGTTCGCCATGAACTCTGCAGTCGATGCCCGGCAAAACTTGCACGGCACGATGTCCTTGAGCATGGACAATACTGGTTCAGGATGGGGGCCAAAGGAGATCAAATGAAACAATTGCCATCCGGGTGGACCCCAGAAGAGTGTATCCATTGTTACTGGATGTAAAAAGATTCTATGGTAACATCAAATGCTCGATAACAAGGATCTCATCATTCTGACGGCTGCATTCTACCTGGGCAGTGTGGTGGCGGCGTTTTTCAAGGCGGTGACAACTGGTCTCATCACCCCGATCCTCGCCCCGGCCGCGTCGGCGGGCAAGGGTGTGTCGACGCTCACTGTGCAGGTGGGCAGTGCCAAGCTGATGGTTGGCGAAGTCATTGAGTCTTTGGTCAATCTCATTGTGTCCTTTGCCATTGTTGTCTTTACGATGGGACTCCTGCGCACGTACGTCCTCTCCAAGATCGGTGCGGCCCGCGGTGGTCGTCCCGAGTATTAAACAATCCTGAACCCAGTCCACCCACCCTTGGGCAACTTTCCGAATCGCGCCTCGAGTCGCTTGAACATTTCCCCTGCAGCAATCCGTCCAGCCTCATTATTGCGCTTCCACTCCTGGAATGCAATACTGACGTCATTCTTGTTCACAACCATCGTCTCATCCGTCTCCTCCACAATCTGGATCCGATCCGTCATGAACTTGGCGATCAGGTCATTGTCGTCCTTGTACTCGGACGTGTACACCATAACCTTCTCCGGGGGCGTCAGCTTGCGGAACCCATGCCCCTCCTTGAAGAGATGGATCAGGTATGTCATGAACACTGTCGCCCACTCCGGGGACACCACCTTTTGCACGAACGACTCGTCAATGCGCTTCTCGTGAGGCATCTTGGGATCGTGCACGAACTTGGTCGGGAAATCAATCACCACCAGACGGCGCCACGTACCTCCATCCTGCGTCGTGATCTTTGGCTTCTCATTGCATGCAAAGTTGAAGCGCGCCTGGAGATCGAAATCAATCATCTGCTTCGAGCCCTGGTACAGATCACGGCACGTAATCTTCTCCGACGACGCCAACTCCTTCATGAGTCCCGTATTGATCGACACCTGCTCATCCGGCTCCTGCATGGTGACGAAGCGACGTCCCTTCATACGGACCAGCTCCGGTGCCGCAGCCGACGACTTGTTCCGTGCCTGGGTCAGCAACGAGATCGGGGCCTTGCAGCAGTAATCGCCCAGAGCCGTTGACATCAAGTTCATCAACATGGACTTGCCATTCGACCCGGATCCCGTCAGGATATGGAACTTTTGCGCTTCATTGAATCCACTCAAGACCGTGGACAGGTAGGATAGAAAGTATGTGCGCACCTCGTGGTCCGGGAGCACGTCGTGGAGGAACTGGTTCAGTTCGTCCCAGCACTCGTACGAATAGTAAGGCCTGTCCGGATCATAATCGAGATTCGTGCAGAAGGATACACAGTCCTCGGGCTTTCCATCACGGAACGTCATGGTCGCCACATCAAAGACGCCGTTGCGAAAGGCCATCAAATTCTTGTTCTCATCGAGTTTCTCCGCAAACTCCTCATTCAAGAAGAGCTCACGACACTCCTTCATCACATTCTCCTTGAACTTGGTGGTCTTGAGCTTGAGACAGATGGTCAGGAAGGTAGCCTTCATCTTTTCCGCATTGCACTTGGCGCAATTTGCATCAAACTCCTTCTTGCCGCCGTGCCCACAGTCGGGCATATCCAAAGAACTCTTTCCATACTCAATTTCTTGTTCGCGGTACTTTCTCCAAACCGCATCCGAGAGGCGGACGTACAGAGACACACCCTTGTCCGTCTCCTTCCATGTATGGCCCAGGAACCGGTACCATGCCGATGCACTGAAGCGCGCACATACAAAATCGTCGCGGAACATCGAGTACACGACCAAGGCCACGTCGTGTTCCGTGCCGGTCTTGGCCGACTCCTCGACCAACTTGACAATATTGGTCTTCTCAATGTCCTCATACCTGCCCGGGTTATCTTCGCGCGACCACTTGCGCAACGTATCAACACCTGCACGCGCACCGTCATTGCGGAACCCGAAGGAATTCCACTTTGAAATGGATTCGCGCTCATTGTAGTTCTTGAACTGACTGCTGAACTCGAGCCACGTGCTCTC